CATTGCTTGTCGGCGCAAGCCTTCCTGTTGCCGGAGCCGTTGCTGCTGCCGGTGTCGGTATTGGCCTAGTTCTTCACTGGGCTGGTATCAAATGGGGCGCTAAAGAGAGCGGCGAAAAAACAGATGCTGCCGCAGAAGCCGACACTAAAATGCATTATGTCGAAAATGTTTTTGAGCAGCGTATTGAAGCCATAAAGCAAATTATCGTTACCAAGTGGAATGCGGCCATTGATTTTATGACTTCTCTTCCCGGAAAGGTTGGGAATATCATAAACAGCATTGGCGAGTGGTTCAACTCTCTTCCTGAAAAAATCGGCTATGCCCTTGGCTTTGCCGTCGGCAAAATCGGGGAGTGGGTCGGAAACATGGTCGTTGCTGTAACAACCGAAGTTCCAAAAATCGTTTCGTCTGTTGTTAAGTTTTTTGAAGAATTGCCTGGAAATATTTGGACTGCAATTCTCAAAGCTCTTGACGTTATTTCTAAATGGCGGGAGCGTATGATAGCTTCCGTTGTTATTGAAATTCCAAAAATCATTTCGTCCATTGTCGGTGAGTTCAAAAAGCTTCCTGACGAATTAAGAAAACTTGGCAAATTCATTTGGGACGGCCTAATCAACGGTCTAAAAGATGCATGGAGTACCGTTACAAATGGTATTAAGAGTTTCACTGATGGTTTTATCAATGGCTTCAAGGAAGCTCTCGGCATTCACTCCCCTTCTACTGTGTTTGCGGGAATTGGTGGTTACATTGTTCAAGGTCTTGCAAACGGTATCACTGCAGCACTTCCTTACGTCGAACAAGCTATGACCAATCTGGCAAACGTTGTTCAGCAGAAGGGCAACGAGATGATTGACTATGGAGCGACCACCGCAACGAATTTCGTTGATGGCTTCTTCAACGGTCTGAGTAGCAAGTGGCAGGAACTTGATTCCGGTTTGCAGAATTACTTCTTCGGCACAGTACAAAATCTTTGGAATGCTGTGCAGAACGGCGACTTAAAAACAATTGGTACGACTGCTGCTGCTATCATCTGGAAGGCGATGGGTGAGGAGAACCAGAATCAGGTAAAAGCATATGCGCAAAGCTTTATTTCCAACATTGCTGGAATTTTGAAGGATGCGTCCAAAACCTTGTTTAACGAAGCGTTAAAAGTTGGCAAGGTTATCTGGAGCGGCATAACAAGCAATTTTGGGAAAATCGTAAAGAGTGTTTCCGATCTTGGAACTACGATTTCTGCATCAATTAGCGCATTGAAGGTGCCTTTAGCCACTACTGGCACTGCAATCAGTCAAGGCCTTTTCGGTGGCCTTGTAAGCTCTTTTCCTGAAATTTTTGCTGCAATGGGCGGCTTGATTGGAAGTGTCGGCTCTGCGTTTGTTGGCCTTCTTACTTCTATTGCCGGCGCGCTTTCGTCTACAGTTTTCGGCATTCCTGTAGCACTTATTGTGGGCGCAGCCGCGATTGCTTTAGGTGCTGCGATTGCGGGCATTGTGAGCAACCTTGGCGGCAAATATTCAACTGATAATTCTTCCTACGTCGGAACTCCTGAATACGATGCTTCTACAGGTTCCACCACTTCTGCAAATGGGTACTACGGCAATACATTATCCGGGTCAACAAGTTCTTCCGACCTGCAAGGCGCGGTTTACAACGGCTGCTATAATGCGTTTCTTGATATTTTCCAGCGCTATGGTGATGAAATTACCGGTGGTAAAGAAGTCAGGCTGTTCATTGACGGAAAGCAGATTACCGCTTCGGTTGAAAAGCAGCAGGCTGACCGTGGAGTGCAAATCATGGGTACGGAAGTGTATAGCTATTAAGGAAGGGACGGTGAATTATGCAAGCTCTTGTATCAGTGAATGGCGTAGATTTGCCAGAACCTTCTTCTTATAGCGCAACAACTTCAACCATCGTTGATTCTGGCCGCAACGTGCAAGGCAAGGTTGTTGGTTCTGTGGTTCGACACGACGTTGCAAAAGTGGCCCTCAAGTGGAACTACCTTACTGCAAAACAATGGGCTTCCGTCATCGGCCCATTCACTAGAAACTTTTATTGCACGGTGCGATTTTACAATCAAGCAACAGCTTCTTATTCCACACGTCAGATGTATGTTTCCGACCGAACGGCCGGAATGTGGCGAAGGGGCCCAAACACCGGAAACGTGATGGGCTGGACGGATTGTTCTTTGAGCCTTGTTGAGGTCTAAAGGTGGTGATTTTATATGTCTGTGAAGCCGTCCGATAAGTGGCTTTCACAATATAATAATACGCTTGTACCCGAAACTTTTATTCAGATTACTTATCATGCAGCTGATGATGCGGCGCAAACGGACGCTATTGCAAGTTCAGGTTCGCAAACCGTGTTTAGTAATGCGGCATCCATCACTGACCTGGACATTTCCACTTCTGGAAATTACGCGACTGCTGAAACTAATTTTTGGGTTTTAGATGGAAGCTTTGATATCGTCCCGAATTCTGAACCGTATCAAGAATGCGGCTATGTAAGCGGTGAATGCGTATCAAGCTCCAATCATCCAACCATCACATTTTCTTTTAGTAAAAGCCACGAAGAAAAAATACCGGGTCTGACAATCATTTGGTCTGAAATTTTAAATGAATGGGCAAAATCATTTAAAGTTTCCGCTTACAAAGGAACCGCTCTTCTTTTGGAAAAGCAAATTGACAACAACGATTCCGCCGAAACTTCAATTGAATTTGAGATTTCCAATTATGATTTGGTTATTATTGAAATTCTTGAATGGTGTATTCCAAACCGAAGAGCTCGTATCTCGCAAGTGGAATTTGGACAACGTGTGAAATTTAGCAAAACAGACCTTCTGTCGTATTCCCATAAATCAAAGCGAGACCCAATTTCCGGTCAACTTCCCAAGGATTCAATTTCTTTTTCCGTTGATAACAGCGATCAAAAATGGAATCCTATCAACCCAGACGGTCTCTACAAGTATCTGTATGAACGCCAAGCTGTTTTTGTAAAGTATGGCATGGACTTGGACGGACAGACTGAATGGATTAACGGAGGTAAGTTTTACCTTTCTAGTTGGAACATTCCTTCTAATGGCATTACCGCTTCCTTTGAAGCTCGCGATGCTTTGGCGTTTTTAATCGATTCGCTATATACCGGAAGGAAAAGCGGAACTTTATACGAAATGTGTTATGACGCTTTGGAACTTCTTGATGTTTCCGGTATCAGCTATTACATCAATGAATCTTTGAAGGATTATACAGCTGATTTTAACAACGGAAATTCTTCTTATAAAAACGCTGATGTGCTACAGCTTTCTGCTAACGCAGCCGGTATGGCTTTGTATCAGACAAGAAACGGTGAGATTCGGATTGACCGGGTTCCGTACCTTCCTGAAAACAAGTCCGACATTTATGAAATCACTGAAATCAATGATTATCAGTATCCGGAAATCACTTTTTCTAATAGGTTAAAAAACATCTCTTACTCTCTAAATGGAGTTTCGTCATTGTATCCGAATGGTGCTACTGGCGATGGTGTTACGCAAAGTGTAAATAATGCGCTTATCTCTTCTTCCATCGTCTCCCAGCCAAAGAATGTTCTAACTGAAAGCTATAAAGTGCTTTCTAATCGTCGAAAAGCTACCCTGTCTTATCGTGCAAGCCCGCACAACGATGCTCTTGATTTTGTCAAGCTCAATCATCAGTTCGGATATTCTTCTAACTTGTTGATTACTGACGTTTCTTACACGTTTAATGGCAGCTTCAAGGGCTCCGTTACCGGGTATATGATTGAAGATGTTGATTCGTTACAAATCGACGCTTCTGAGATTTACTTACATCCTTCCGACACGATTACGCTCACTGCGACGCTTACCCCCGCATCTGCCGATTCCCCTGTTATTGTTTGGAATGCATCTCCCGCTGGTATCGTTGAGCTGAATGTCATCAAGAACGAACGCGGCGTATCCGTCTGCAATGTTACGTATTTACACAGCGGAAATGCAACGATCACAGCTACAGTTGCAGGCCTTTCCGCTTCTTGCAAGGTTACTACGATTGCGGACGAGATTTCCAACCTCAAAGAAGGCGATACCGTTTATATCTCCGCCGCTGGCGTTTATACTGCTTTTCTTGTTTCAAAACATAATTACGAACCAGAATTAAATGGCAAAGGGAGAACACTTCTTGCTCTTAAAGACGCGAAAACAGAAAACACTGCGTGGGATAGTAAAATGACAACTCCTGCAGAGTATTCGACTAGCAGTATTGATGCCTTATTAAACGGAAACATAAAAAATTCTTTTTCTGATTTTATGCAGAAAAAAATTGGAAAAACTACTTTTTATTATACCCCCGCGTTCAAAAAAAATGATTCTAACGAGTACGTACCTTCTGCTGTGTCTACTCTATCTCGCAGTATATTTTTACCTTCCGCAAAAGAAATATACTACGGATTTCCCGATAACAGTAGTGGTATTAACGAAATTTGGGGTTATGGATGCAACGCAGAAGGAAGCCCGCTCCCTACAGCAAAAGAACTTCTGAGAAATCCTTTTTTTATGGTCGGAGGCGTTTACAGCCCGTATCAGCAGTGGACGAGAACTCCCGTTACCCATCTTGAATATTTTGGCATGGGCCCTTCTGTTGGAAGTATCTATTATCGTTCTATTGTTGTTTCAAGATATTGGGACAAAGCACATCTTGGTAATTCTAATGACGAAGAATTATTTTTTTATGATTGTATCGGTTCTGGGGACGCAAACTATAAGTGCTATCATTACATGTTTACCGTTCCGAGTAATTTGCCTATTGGGTATCAAAACAGAGTTGAGGAAGAATAATTTATGGCTCGTTGGATTACAGACCGCACGCAATCAGATGTTGACCGTGTGAAAGAAATTACCGCAAAGGCGAGAACAGGCACGTGGACAAAAGCCGAACAATCGGAATGGCTTGCCGGAATGAAGGGCGCTTTAAGTTATACGGATTTCAACCGCATTGAATCCGGCATTCAAGAACTTGGCTCCATTGTTGGCGCATCTGTTTCTGTTCGGACTGATTGGACAGTCGATGGATATATGAAAGTCTCCGATGCAACACGTTGGTTTTCTAACATCAACTCCATTCGCGCTAAATGCTCTGGCCCATCTGCTATTGCAGGTACGCCAGAAAGCATGAACAAACTCGATTTTTCAACGATGAATAAAATCGAGCAAATTTTGTTCGACATTGAAACGCTTGCTAAAACGTACGTTACGTTTTCCGGCGAATATATGACAGGAGATGGACAATATGGTTTTTGAAGACCGTGTGGCGAAATATCCGGGTCGGTGGACAATGGTAAAATCGGATGGAACATCCGAAATTGTCACTCTTATCCGAAATGACGAGCCAACAAAAGAAGGAACGCCAATCAATGCGGCCACCTTAAACGAGCTGAGTACTGTTGCAGGAGCGATTAACGCAAAAGAAGAAGCCGTTTCGGCTGCATCTAGCGCAAATTCTGCCTCCACCAGCGCGGCCCAAAGCGCACAGTCAGCATCCGCAGACGCAAAGAGTGCGGGAAGCTCTGCCGCTTCTGCCGAAGAAAGTGCGAACAGGGCTGCGGCCATTGTGAGCACCGACAAGACGCTGAGCGTCGAGGGCGCTCCGGCTGACGCAAAAGCTGTTGGCAATGCGCTGAAAAACATAAAGCTTCCTATTGCCACCGCCACCACGCTGGGCGGCGTGAAGGTGGGCAGCGGTCTGACGGTCGATGCGGACGGAACACTTTCTGCGGACAGCGCTTTGGCGGCTTACCCCGTGGGCAGTATTTTTCAAACAGTCAGCACTACCAGTCCCGCCGAACTGTTCGGCGGTACATGGCAGGAGATTGCATTTAACCGCGTGCTGATGGGTGCTGGCACAGGCTACACAGCGGGAAGCACGGTGGAGGCCGGACTGCCGAACATCACAGGCAGCTTTACAACAAAATCAACAGACGTAGGCGGGTCTCCCTTTAGTGGTGATGCTAACGTACTTTCCGCTAAGGGTTCTCTGGCTTTTAGTGAAAAGAGAACTAGTTATGGCGGTTACACTGGACATTCTGGAAGCCAATATGATATTCAATTTGATGCTTCTCGCTCGAATCCTATCTACGGCCGCAGCTATACCGTGCAGCCCGCCGCATACTATGTGCACATCTGGAAGCGCGTGGCATGAGAAAGGAGGATTTGAACTATGAAGATCATTGACGAGAACGGTGCAGCCATTGAAAACCCTGACCTGACGCTTGGGTATCTGGTGGACGACACCGAAGAAGTCACCCACCCCGCTGTAGAGGGCGTGGAAGAGCAGTGGCACTGGGAGACCTTGACCGAATATCCGAACGGCGGCAGGGACGTACAGAAAATCATCGACCGTCCCGGCGTTCAGGCACAGGAGGAATGGGTGGAACAGGTGCCCATCCAGAAGTACATCCGCTACACCGCCGAAGAGCTGGCCGCGCAGGAAGAAGCACGCAAAAAGGCCGAAGCCCGGGAGAAGCTGCCGGAGACGGTGGCGGCGTTGCAAAAAGAAAGCGAAATGCTCAAGCAATGCTTGCTTGAAATGAGCGAGATTGTTTATGCATAAAATCACACAAAGAATCGAAAGGATGGTATTTATGATGGCTATGTTATGGGCACAGGAAATTATGTCCGCTGAGACTATGGAGGACGCAAAGGCTCTGTATGAGCGTTGCCCCCGCCTGCTGAAGGAGAAAGTCAAGGCGATTCTTATCAAGAGCGGCTTTGAGGAAATCACGCAGTAAGGAGGACGCTATGGCTGAAATCATGGATGTATCCCGGCATCAGGGCACGATCAACTGGGAGAAGGTCAAGGCAAGCGGCAAGGTGGACGGCGTGATGATTCGCGCCATGGGCAACAGCGCATCGGGCAGGCCCAGCGCTCCCTACACTGACCCACAGTTTGCCCGCAACTACGCCGAATGCAAGCGGCTGGGCATCCCCTGCGGCGTGTATGGCTACTTTAAAGCGGTCAACCGGGAGCAGGCTGACAAGGAGCTGGCTTACTTCAAGGAGCTGCTCGCCGGCCGGAGCTTTGAGCTGCCGGTAGCCGTGGACATTGAGGACGAAGTGCAGAAGCCGCTGGGCAAGGCCGCACTGACCGACCTGACGGCCTACATGCTGAGCACGGTGGAAAGCTGGGGCGTGTACGCTCTGCTCTACACCGGCCTGTGGTTCGGCAGCACCTTCCTGTACATGGGCGGCGCAGCCCTGAAGCCATACGACGTGTGGCTGGCTGCCTACCGGACGAAGAAGCCCGCTCCCGGCTGGCCCTTTGGCATGTGGCAGTATACCAGCAAGGCCCGTGTACCCGGTGTGACCACCAACGTGGACATGTCCCACGCATACAAGGACTATGCGGGTATCATCAGCAAGAAGGGTCTGACCCGTCTCCGGGAGGGTAAATGACCGAAAAAGAAGCTTTACTGTGGGTGCTGGGCATCCTGGGCAGCCTGTGCGCTGCTACCATCACGATCGACAAGGTGCTGGACATCATCCACAAGTACGTCAAAAAGGCACAGGCCCCCGACGATGCGCAGAACAAGCGAATGGATACGCTCGAAAAAAGACTTGGCGTGCTGGAACAGGGACAGCTTCAGCACGCACAGGCCCTTGCAAGAGACCTGCGCCGCTTTGACGGCCTCGATGAAGAAATGCGTCTCGTACTCGTTGGCGTACAAAATCTTTTGGATTCG